CGGTGGAAGAGGTCTTAAATCATAAGGTATCCACAACAAAAATGTTTGTAATTGATGAGTTCAATATGGTGGGAGAGGTATTAGATAGTAAGGCACCCATAACCCCTCTTTCCGCTAGAAGACAACAAACTTCGGTGGAAGAGGTATTAGATAGTAAGGTGTCCACAACTGAATCATGGAGTGGAGCATACTACCAGCAGGTGGAAGAGGTATTAGATAGTAAGGTGTCCACAACAGTCGGTTTTGAAGGTCTTCAACGCTGCGGGGTGGAAGAAATATTAAATCATAAGGTATCCGAAACTTTTGAAGTAGACGCCGCCCAAAAAAGAAAGGTAAAAAAAGTATTAGATAGTAGGGTATCAACAACTAAAAATAATTCCTTGTTTTCCGAAAGGTCAGTGGAAGAAGTATTAAATAGTGTTTGGGTGAAAAAGGCATTAAACAATAAAAAAGAAAATGAAAGTAACGGATAGATTAAAACAACTCATATTCAAACAACTATACAAAGAATTAGGTAATGTGGAAATTATCCCTACCCAATACAGTTATTGGTTTATTGATAGAGAAGAAAAATACTGGTATTTCCAACTAACTGAAAGTGGGTGTTTATATTGGAGATATGATTATTTCAAATCTTTCTTTTCTTTTTTCTCTTTGGAGTCCAAAGATTTTGAACCAATTATTTCATCTTGGGTGGAAGAGGTATTGAATAGTAAGGTATCCACAACTGCAAGCCGTTTCAGAAGTTTTAAGCAAGGGGTGGAAGAGGTATTGAATAGTAAGATATCCACAACTCAGCAATTCAGTTTCACTTCGAATGATATGATGGAAGAGGTATTGAATAGTAAGGTATCCACAACAAAAAACATGACCTTATCTAACAACTATTTGGTGGAACAGGTATTGAATCGTAAGGTATCTACAACCTGTTATTCTCAGACAGTTCTTCGAGAACAGGTGGAACAGGTATTGAATCGTAAGGTATCTACAACGGAGTATCTCCACCCAAGAGGTAATCTTGAGATGGAAGAGGTATTGGATATTAAGGTATACAAAACAGTCCGTGACGTAGGTGAAGGAAACTTTTTGGTGGAAGATATATTGAATCGTAAGGTATCCAAAACGGAAGAATACATCTCAAGAAGAGCGGAATCGGTAGATGAGGTATTAAACAACAAAAAAGAAAATGAAAGTAACGGATAGATTAAAACAGGTTGTATTCAAACAACTATACAAAGAATTAGGTAATGTGGAGATAATCCCCTATAAAGATTCTATATGGTTAATTGACCGAGAAAAGGAGCATTGGTATTTTGAATTTGAAACGAGTGGTCGTTTGTGGTGGAGATATTATTTCTTTAATAGTTTTTTTACCATTTTCTCATTGGAACCCGAAGATTTTGAACCAATACTTGCTTCTTGGGTGGAAGAGGTATTAAATCATAAGGTGTCCACAACTCTTGACGGGCTTTCTTATCTGTCATTACTGGTGGAAGAGGTATTAAATCATAAGGTGTCCACAACTGAATATGGCTTTGTTGAGAACACAACAAAGGTGGAAGATGTATTAAATCATAAGGTATCTACAACAGGTCATTCTTGTTTTCAGTTGGAAATAAAGGTGGAAGATGTATTAAATCATAAGGTATCTACAATATCATTCAATACACCGCCGTTTCCGAATATGGTGGAGAAGGTATTAAATCATAAGGTGTCTAAAACCTATTGTAGACCCACTATTGTTCTCAGTGAGGTGAAAGAAGTCCTAAATCATAAGGTAACTACAACACACACATCACGTACATGTAATTCACCAGTGGTGGAAGAGGTATTAAATGAAAACCCCACTGAGTAGCGAATTCAATGGGGTTAATGTAGCCTAAACTACAACGGTCCTAAGTCCGTATCTTAAGTATTTTTATCTCTAAGTCTCTCATCTGTGTCTTCTTGGACTTCAGGTATGAATCTATCCAAGATTATTTCATACACTTCAGGTAAATAAAACGTATTATACCAATCAAATAAATCATCAACACTATTAAAAAAATAGTTACCATTATGTGTATTATGTGTAAGTTCCACAAAATAATCACCATCACCACTTGTATTGTATATTCCTACACTAGGTTTCTTTGAGTCATCTTCTAATGAATACCAATCAAGTTCAACGGGTGTATAATCAGCAGTTGCGAAAAAAGGTGTTGCCATTACCCATATTTTTTCTAATACATTAGGTGGATAGTGTCCCGATTTAAACTCCCTTGTCCAATAATACACATTATCATTACTTATTTCAATTTCAAATCCTCTATATTTTGCAGGTAAATTACCATTTACAATATTTTCAACCAATAGTTCTTTAGCAACAAATTCATCAATTTCTAAATCAGACATTTTGTATAAATAGGTAATCGTTACACCCATTATTTTTGCCGTCTCATGAACACCATATTTACCAACAGCATCCATAATGAATTTACTCTTCTTATCTTCCCTTAATACTCTTCTTATGTGTTCCTGTAGGTTCATCTATTTAATTACCATCCAATCTATTAAGTTCATTATTACGAAGTTTTTGTAAATAGAAAAATTCTATAGACCCAGGTTCTTTTTCTTCTAACGCTAATAAATCTTTTTTACGCCATAGTGTATTGTTCATAATAACCTTAATCATCTCGTCTTGAGTAACTCCTTCAGGTACTTCTTTAATTGGTGGAACACACGCATAAGCCCTATCACTAAAACTTAATTCTTCAACTGATATATCATTTCTACCCATCATATTTGAGATTTTACTTAAAAAAGTATCCTCAAACCACTCTTCAATTATGTAATTAAGATAATTTCTTCTAACAGGAAAAGTTCCTAATATCCCACTAGCAAAATCTGTAGGTATTGATAATGTTGAAGTTTCAAATTCTCTTTCAGACGTTGGGGTGTTATCGTCAGTTTCTTCAAAGAACAATGCAAGATTCATTATTTGTTTCCCATTTTTACAAAACTCAAAATCATGTCTTGTTTTATAACTTTCAACGTGGTATATTTCAGCCCCTGAAGCCATGCTATTCAATCTATCCAAAATAAATTTCTCGGATTTTTCACTCGGTTTCAAATACTTCTTGTTAACCTCTTCTCTTAATACTTTTTTTATGTGTTCGTGTAAGTTCATATTATATAATTAGTCGTCATGTAAATAAATATAAAATTTGAATGGGAAAAACTTTGTAATGATTGAACCAATTTCTTTAATAAATCCTTGTTTTACTTTATTGAAACCTTTGGGATTATCTATCGCATATTGTCTATCATAAAATACATTAACAATAAACCCTTCAATCCTTTCGTCATAATCAAACTCAACACGTTTAACTGCCTTAAATTTTAGTTTGCTGAATAATGTATTAGCAGTTTTTATAAAATGCTCCACCTTATCAAACTTTTCAGTCTCCTCTTTTAATACTCTTCTTATGTTTTCTTGTAGGTTCATATAATTAATATTTGACTATCGCTTCCCCATCAGGATTTAATACTTTAATAAAAACTTGTTCAATAAGTGCCGTGTTTAAATTAACATTTAAAAAATTAAGAAGGTATTTCAGATGATAATCATAAAGATAATGTGGGTCAAATCCTTTTTCATAAATGTTATATTCATTAATCGTTGGGTCATTTAACTTAACAGTAACATGAAGTTTATAAAAAGGAAAAGCATCGTCACCATCCCAATCAACATTAACATCAATATTATCAATCATCGGATATATATTTTTAATATATTCCGAATTGAAGAGTTTATTTAATACTTTATCAGATAAAATCATATTCAAATTTATAGAATTTGTCCTTCAAATTCATTATAATATAAATACTTTTATTTTATATATTTATGTTATATATTTAATCACATGGAGAAATCATATTTAGAATCATTAAGTCAAAAGTTATTATACACAATCCTATATGTTGCTAAAACATCGTTTGATGGTGAAAAAATTGTATTAAACGATATAGAGCATTCATATATTGTAGAAACTTTTGAGTCGGCAATTAATTCAGCGATTGGAAGAAGTAAAAAAACCTTGGATTATATTGATATAGATTTCATTTTTAATCTTTATGTATTAAATGTTGATAAAATCACCACAAATAAAGCATTTGTTGATTTAACAATACCTGAACCTAAACTATATAGTTATGATGTTGCAGAAAATCGTGTTCAATATGTTGAAATTGTATATAGAAATACAATGACCAGTTATTCAAAACATTCTGTAGCACCAATTATAGAACTTTTACAAAACGATGGTAATTTTGATTATTACGATGGAACTGAAGTTAGTGATATAATTAACGATTCTGAAATTCAAGAAGTTAATGTACTTTGGAGAACTATAAAAGAATTTTCACCAAATAAAAGAAAATAATTTGTCAGTATAAGTTTTTATCATTACATTTGTAATAATGAAAAAGAGCGACAAAATAGAATCCGTAATCTTTACACTTGTTGCCTTGGTTGCAGTTGTATCTATGATTTTTATAGGATGTTAATAAAAGAACAGATAAAGAAATTTATTGAATCCCAAAATATTGAAAAATTAAATGATGGTAGTTACCATTTTTTAAAAGTTCCATCTTTGGAATTACCTATTTGTGTGATAAACTCAACCAAATACGCATATGGTAATAAAGAATTCATTAAAACAATTTCAACCTTACACTCCGTCCCAAAGGCATTGGTAATTGAAGTGTTTAATGAATGGGTACAATCACAATTTAATAACGAATTGAAGAGTGTTATATTTTTAGGTTCACCAATTTATAAGTTCATCGCTAATTTAGAAATACCATTCCCCAATTGATTATATCAATTTTTACTATTAAACTTATACAAACAAATAAAAAATAAAACAAAATGGCAAAAGGTTCATCAAAAGGTATCTACACCTCTAAAGTAGGTTTCTATGACATTTACAAAACTTTACCAAACCCAAAAGGTGGTTCAGTAGAATTCGTTATTTACCATTCAAAGAAATTGGTGGCTAAAGGTTTAAAAAAGAAAGAAGAAGCGGTTGAAAAATGTTTGTCGTTACTTGGGACAAAATACAAATCAGTCTACGGTTTATGAAAACTACATTAATTACCCTTTCATTATTCCTCGTTTCAGTAATTGGTTTATCCCAACAAACTGAAAAAGACGGAGCGTTCATCGTAGTAGACAAAGAAGTACATGACTTTGGTAATGTTGTGTTTGGTTCACCAGCATCTTGTGAATTTGTAATAACAAACACTGGTATTAAACCATTAACAATTACAAGTTGTAAAGGTTCTTGTGGTTGTACGGTACCATCGTGTAGTGAAATACCAATCTTACCAAATGGAACTTACACCATGACAGTGAAATACGATACTAAAAGAGAAGGACCAATAAACAAATCAGTAACTATTTGGTCCAACGCAGTAAACGAACCTGTAAAAGTTGTAAGAATAAAAGGTAGTGTCAGTCCTGAAACGACAATAATGAATAAATAAAAAAACCCCTCATTCGAGGGGTTTTTTAATGTTTATTTCTTTTTAAATGGTGATTCAGATTTTGTCTTTTCACCTTTTTTTCTTTTGGCTCTTGCGGCACAATGAGCTTTCTGACTGAATCCCTTTGGAGCATTACAGTTAATACTTCTCTTGTATTCATCTGTCCATTTCTCCATTATCTGTTCCAACTCATCAATGTAATCAAACTTCTGTTTGAAGGATGGGTGGTCTTTCATATCATCACCATGAACATCGTCATTATAATCAGTATCAGCTTTCTCGTCATAAGGTTCTGAAACATCTTTAGACTCTTTGATAACACCCATCATTAGTCTAATTTTTCCAAGTTGTTCGTTTAGTTTTGTCATACCAATAAATATTTGGTCGGAACTAAATTGTATTAATACTTAACCCCTGTGTTGTAAATTTCTTCCCATTTGTTCTTTAAACAATAGTCCAAGAAATCCTTTGGTGTCGTTCTATATGAATCTTCCAACCCATAAACCCATGCAACAAACTCCGAACAATACATCTTGTCTTCTTCGTGTTTATCTTTCTTTTTGTTCCACTTACCTGTTAACAATGCAATAGGTTGTTTAATTAATAATCCTTCAAAGTCATAAGCGGTATACCCAACCTTACTCATCGCTTTAGTTGCCAATGTTTTCTCAGCAATTCTCTTTGGTGTTCTCATAACAACATAATCATACTTGTATTCATCAACCCAAGCCTGGTATGGTTTTACGTTAACTCCGTTATCCTGAGCATCAATAACATAAAGTTCATCCCACAACCATATGAATAATGCTGTGTGATTAATTTGTGATTTGGTTGCCCAACGAATTAATTTACTAATTAACTTACGTCCACGACAATGTAGAACGTCACCTGTTTTAATTTGATTAATATCCATCATGATTTTTTATTATATATTTTTTATTAATTTTATATTTTTCTGTTTTAGCCATTCTTATTGTACTTGGTGAACATCCTAAAAATTTCGCAGCTAATTTTGAGTTTATAAAAATATTTTCCTCATTAGTTTCTATATTAATAATTTTAATTGGGGTTTTACTGTTTGAATTTGATTGTTTCAATAACCAATCATCATTTTTTAATTTACTTCCATAATTAACATTATTTTCACCAACACTTGCCTTTGATATTTTAGATATACTTTCATCAGTATGTTTTTTTCCATAAAAATGATTGTTTTCACCTTTCGCTTTATCAGACATTATCTTTTTAGTTTCTTCCGATAACACTTTCTTTTTTCCATTAGTCTTAGTCAAATAACAATTCAATCCATCATTAACCGAATTATAAAATTCTTGCCAATATCTTTCTCGTTCCAATAATTTATTTACTTCACAAAATTCTATAATTTCAATCTCATGTTGTTCAACTGAATATTTCATTAATGAATTATAAATTGCTCGTTGTTTTTTAACCCTATTAGGATTTAAATAAAACGAACATCTTTTTTTTAAATTAATAGCTTCCCCAATATAAATTTTACCATTAGGTGATGTAATTTTATATATACCTGAACTACTCGGAAAGTTATTAATCGTAATGTTCATTATTTAATATCATTAGTTTCAATTAAAGTATATGTAAAACGATTTCCGTGAATATCTCTCGCTTTACGGCAAATCTCCATAAACTCTTCAAAGTCCGCAGCTTTCTTAAACACTTGACATCCTTCCGAATAATTTTCAACATATGTTGAATCAGCACCAGCCTTGTGAATGTTAATACCATAAACACCTTCAGTGATTTTGTTCTCATCATAAACCATATCCTTATTATCATCACGATAAACTTTAACAGGTTTGTCCTGTCCCAAAGCTTCATACTTACCCTGATGTAATCTGATGATGTGTGAACCACGATATTGTCCCTCAACCAAACGAGCAACACCATCTTTATTGTGGTATTCCATTACACCTTTCTTACCTGGGTCAGTTGTTGCTGGCCAAACGTGACACTTCCATTCTCCGTTATCCTTGTAAGATATACTTAAATAATCATCAAAAGCATTTGTAACCTTTTGTCCAGTTGCAGTGTTTCTGATTCCAACGATGTTAACATCGTAACCTTTATTATCAGTATCTTCAAACCATACATGTCCTTTTGATTTTACTGCAGTTTCAATTTGTTCTTTCGTGTAACTCATAGTATATTTGTTTACTATAAGTATTTATATAATTAGAAATGACATACGGAGAACACTTAAAAAATCACATTGAAAGAATATTACCTAAAGCTTTATCTAAGTTTGAACAGGATAAAGGTTTTAATCTTCCTAATATTAGGATTAATCGTATTGACGCTTACCCATCATCACAGCAATGGATGAAAGGTAACATTGTCTTTGGAAGTGTCTTTGTTGATGTAAGTGTTAATATTAAAGATGGTAGAATGGGCAAACTTAAATCTTTCTTAAACAATCTTATTTCCAACGCAATGGATTCACTTAATTACAAATACGACAATATATATCTTGATATCGAACAATCAGATGATTTGATAGAAGAGTCAATCAAAAAGGAACTCAGAAAATTGAGATAAGAATAAAGTAGATTACCAAAGCAAAAAGGTAATGGAAAACAAAATCACCCAACTCTTCCTTGAATGTTGGTTTTTCTTTAGTTATTAGTAACCTAACAAATCTTGCGATTACTACCCAAAATAATACTAAAATCATGTGTTTTGTTTACAAACAAATATAAGATAATATTTATTATAAAAACAATACCATGAGTAAAAGATTTATTATTTCAGAACAAGAAAAAAATGACATCAGAAAATTATATAATTTGAATGAAGGAATTTTAGATGACACACTTGACTATTTAAAGACAACCGAAGTTGGTAAAGCGGTTAAAGATTTTGTTCAGGATACTTTTGGAACTACAGACCCAAGTGAAATTGCCGATAAAATTAAAGATAAAGCAGAAGAATTAACTTCAGGTGAAGAAAAAGAACTTGAAAAAGGTTTAACTGACGCTAAATTGAAAGATTTAACTTATGGTAACGAAGACAAATATTCAGGTGAATTAGTTCATACTTTTTCAGGTCAAGAAGCAAGGAATATAGATTTACTTGTTGACTCAATGAATGATTTTGGGATTACCGACCCAATGGCTCAAATTGGTATATTATCAGTAATTGGTAAAGAAAGTAATTATATTCCAAAATCAGAAACATCTTATTCTAGCACAGCACCTAGTAGGATAAGACATCTTTTCGGGTCAAGAGTTGCACATCTTTCAGATGATGAAATAAATAAACTTAAAAAAGATGACGAAAAGTTTTATAATTTAATATACGCCAACACCGTTGGTAATGGCAAAAATGGAGCGGACGATGGTGACGGATACAAATATAGAGGTCGTGGGTTTAATCAATTAACAGGTATTGGTAACTATGAAAAATACGGAAATCTAATTGGTAAGAATTTAGTAGGTAACCCTGATGATGTCAATGACCCAAGAACTGCAGCTAAAGTTGCCATTATGTTTTTTACAAAAGGAAAGAAAACAGGTTTCCCTCAGTTTAAAACAAAGAAAGAAGCGGCAGAATACTTTGCAGATATCAATGCTGGTGGTGGAGTATCAAGTCACAGAGCGAATGCCGTTAAATACTCAGACAAGTTTGATATTAAGTAAGTCGGTAATTAGACCGTTTTCAGTAATTATAAACCCAAACTTTTTAGCTGAACTATAAATCGTTTTGTTTTGTTTGTTCTTATCTATCTTCTCAACAAATAGATAATCTAAATTATAACTTTTACTACCTGTTGTTGTTTCGTAACAATACTTGGGGTCGAAATATCTTAATTTAATATCAAAATCGTTACAATCATCACATGGTTTTGAAGTTATTGTCCAACCTTGTTTAACAATTTCTTCATCATGTAAGTTCAAAAAATCATCCAACTTGGACTTCAAACCATAGTAATCATACTTCATATCAAACAAAATTTAACAAGTTTTTATTTTGTGGTCTATAGTCAACATAAACCCTTAAATGATATATCTGTCTTTCAGGATTAATTATTTTTAAAAAAGTTTTCAAATCATTTTCAACCTCTTCTAAAACTTCATATCTATGAAAATAAACTTCAAACGGTATCTTTTTCATAATGAAATGAATCTTGAAGTAAATCTCATCCATGTATTCAATAGATAAACATTCAAATGGAAGATTGTATTTAGTAAGAATATTTTCTTTAACTTGTTTGAGGAAGAACAAATCATTCTTCTTCAACAAATCAATCATTGTTATGTTTTTCGTCTAAAGAAAGTAATCCCTTACCATATTTTTCGTATCTTTCGTAGTATCTGTCTTTAACATATTGGTGAATAGGAATTGCTTTACCATCACCATCAATCCTCACAAATGTTATATATGTTTGAGTAACTGCCTCTTGTTTACCAGTATGGACATTATGTTTTCTTACTTCAATATATAATTTGATTGATGTTGTTCCGAACTTTTCTACCTTAGCATAAATCTTTAGTAAACTTCCAACCTTAACAGGACTCTTAAATAATAACTCATCAATCTTAATTGTAACTATTCTTGAAGTGTCACATATCTGAGCAGCATAAGATGCTGCTGAGTCGTCAATTAGAGACATCAAAGTTCCTCCGAAAATGTTCCCGTGAACACCCTCATCAGATTTTTTCATTATTGTTGTTGTAATCAGTTCCATTAAACATTTTGAACTGAAAAATTAGCTTCAGCCTGATTGATTGATTCGGTTATTACTTTCATAATTTTGTATGGGTCAGCATTCGCAGCTGGTCTTCTGTCTTCAACATAACCTTTCCAATTACTATTCACAGTTGTTTGTGGAACTCTGATGGATGCTCCTCTATCAGAGATACCATAACTGAACTTACTAATAGACTGAGTTTCGTGTTTACCAGTTAACCTGAAATGATTGTTTGAACCATAGTTTTCTATATGTTTTTGGTGGTTCATTTCAAAGAAATTAAATATTGTTTCGAAATATTCTTTTCCACCAATTTCTCTCATCTTTTTGTTTGAGAAGTTTGTATGTAATCCTGAACCATTCCATTCACCATACATCAAAGGTTTTGGGTCGTATACTACTTCTACTTTATATGTCTCACAAAGTCTCTGTAATAAAAATCTACACAACCAAAGTTGGTCACAAGAATCTAATGTACCTTTACCCATCACTTGGAACTCCCATTGTCCAAGTGCCACTTCAGCGTTAATACCTGTAACATTAAGTCCTGCCGATAAACAAACATCTAAATGATGTTCAACAATATCTCGAGCAACAACGTTCTCAGAACCTATTCCACAATAGTATTCACCTTGTGGTCTCATTGTTACGTCTTTAGTATGACCTAAAGGTAATTTGTTACTCCAAAGGAAATACTCCTGTTCAAACCCAACCCAAGTGTTTAAGTCATCTTTAATCAATGAACGAGTATTAGAACTATGTGGTGTCATATCAGGATTAAGAACCTCACACAATACCAAATAACCATTCTTTCTCTGTGGGTCTCTGATTATTTTTACAGGTTTTAAAAGACAATCTGAATAGTTACCTTCCGCCTGATTTGTTGATGAACCATCAAAGTTCCATATTGGAAGTGATTCTAATTCTGGTTCAGTTTCTGATGTTAAAACTTTTGTTTTACTTCTTAAGTTTGGTTCAGGAGTATATCCGTCTAACCAAATGTATTCTAACTTATATATCATATTGTATCAATTTCAGGTATTCCGAGTTCATAATACGCTTTCTCAAATGAATCGTAAAATGGTATTCCATCACTATTTCTATACTTTTTTGCAAGTTCAAATAATTCCTTGTACATATCTTTAGAATATGCCTCATGTATTATTTCTTCAATAAAATCAGAACTGTTTACACTCATATTTAAAATATAAAATAAAGTATTATTTTTGTCAAAGGTTAATCTTAAATTCTATCAATTAAACTTTTAAGATATTTTCCGTAATTATTCTTGTGGTATTTTTCAGCAAAATAAATAAGTTCACCTTTATTAATCCACTTGTTTAGATAGGCAATTTCCTCAATACATCCAATCTTTAACCCTTGTCTCTCTTCAATACTTTGAACATAGTGTGACGCTTGCATAAGTGATTCAAATGTTCCAGTATCCAACCATGCGGTTCCTCTCTCAAGGATGTGAACCTTTAACATATTTCTATCAAGATAATCTCTGTTAACATCAGTTATCTCAAGTTCACCTCTCCAAGATGGTTTAATCTTCTTGGCAATCTGTATCACATTGTTGTCGTAGAAGTATAAACCTGGTACAGCATAATTAGATTTTGGAAGTGTTGGTTTTTCATCCAAACTTAATACATTACATTCCTCATCAAACTCAACAACACCATATCTTTCAGGGTCGTGAACATGATATGCAAATATCATTGACCCATAGATGTTCTTAATTGATTTCTTTATCTTCTTGATATCTAATCCTGAAAATATATTGTCCCCAAGAACCAACGCAACACTATCATCACCAATGAAGTCTTCACCTATGATAAATGCCTGTGCTAATCCATCAGGTGATGGTTGTATTCTATAACTTAAGTTAATACCAAATTGTTTCCCATCACCTAATAGTTGTTCAAATAGATGTTTGTCATTCGGTGTACAGATGATTAATATATCTTTAATACCCAAAGACATTAGGGTTGATAAGGGATAGTATATCATCGGCTTATCGTAAATTGGTAACAATTGTTTTGTTACTGAAATAGTTAAAGGGTGTAGTCTTGTTCCTGAACCACCCGCTAAAATAATTCCTTTCATTTAATCTTTTTTAATCCATTTATTTTCTGAGTCCAACTCAAACTCACCAACATATTCTTGTTTCCATTCTGTTGGTTTAATAATTGATAAGAATAATTCCCCATCTTGTCTACGGTATAGGTAATATGTTTCACCAATTATTGGTTGAAATTTATAATTAGAACCATAGACAACACTATTCCATTCAAACTCTTTGAGTAACTCGTCGTATTGTTCTTTGATTTCTTGATATTTCTTTTGGAAGTAATGGTTTGTCTTTAATATCTTTTCGTTCTTCCATGTTGATACATTATCAGGTATGATGACAGGTGCTCCGACATTTGTTGCGTATGGTAATAGGTGAGCGTAGTATCCACGTTCTTCACTCCATACAACGTTATCGGGGTATTTCTTTTCTTTTGGCATATCGTAAGACATTACACTTGGTAAATCAGAGTAATGACACCATAAATCGTCAGTGTGTTCCATTTGTTAATGACATTCCGTGTCTTATTCCTGTAATAAAATCTTGTAATTCACTTTCAGTTGTGATAAAATCACCCAACACAATACCAATCTCATTTCCAACATCAGATACATCTCCGTTGTCGTAATTAACATTATCCAATTGAGTTTTAATACGATTTAATATGTGTGTGAAATTGTCCATTTTATAAGTTTCTTTCTTTTGACATTCTCATTAAACATCGGACAGGTCTTTCATTTGGTAATAATTCATAACTACATCCAAGTGTTCCACCTTTATAACTACCCACACCCTTTCCTATTTCTTGGTCAAATTCAACCGATATCGTTTTACGAACTTTTTTAAATAGTGATGTCCACTTAAACCATTTTGGTCTCCACTCTCGTTCTTCAACACTTATTGTCGCATTTGCATAATCTATTCTACTCCCATCTTCTCGTGTATTAAAATAAGGGTGAGTTTCTTTCCATTTCTTTTCAACCCATTCATCTTTCCAAAAATCTTGGTTATTCCCTTTTGTTTCATGAGCCCAACTTCCGTCCTTTAACATAACTGATGTTCTAACCCAATCCAAGTCCCAAGGCAAGTTAAAGAATTTATTTTTCTTACCATACAAGATTACAAAATTGTCAGGTATCCAACGACTGGTAGAATAAAAATACCATCCATATCTTGGTGGGTCAGCTTCATCATACTTACTTTTAATAAATGGGATATCAAAATAGAATTGTCCCCATAATATACAGAAATTTATTTGAGCTCTATTATCAAAATAACCTGCCGGCGCAATGGTGAAATTCCATTTTTTAAATCCAGGGT